TGTCACGGAAAGCTCCAACTCTGACAATGCTATTAATCTTAGCGGTAGCGGGGAGGTGTTTATCACGGCGTCTGCGGCGGATATATTTGTTAATGATGGGGCTACTTCTTTAACCACTACAGGTGTTGGCACATTTGCTTCATTAGACATAAGCGGTGACGTTGACGTTGATGGAACATTAGAAGCTGATGCAATCACAGTTAATGGCACGGCTTTAGCTACAGTTATTGCAGGCACAACAGTCACAAACGCAACTAATTCTGCTCACGTTTTAGTTACTGACAATGAAAGTACAAACGAAGAAAACCTTATTGCTTTTGTAGAGGGTGCAACATCAAGCACAGGCAATGTTGGCTTGGAAATGGATGGCAACTTTACTTACAACCCAAGTACGGGAACAGTTAGTGCCACCGTTTTCAAAGGTAACATTGATGCTGTAGATGGAGATTTTGATGGCACATTAGAAGCTGACGCTATAACATTAAACGGCACCGCAGTAACAGCCACTGCTACTTTAGACACGGGAATTTCAAACAACAACGTGCCTAAGTTTACTAGCGGTGTTGCTGATAATGATTTCTTGCGAGTGGATGGCACGGCTATTGAGGGTAGGTCATCTTCAGAAGTGTTGTCTGATATTGCCGCAGCACCAGCGGCAGGAAGTTCAAACATTGTCACGACAGGCGCACTAAACTCAGGTTCAATAACTTCTGGATTTGGAGCTATTAATAATGGGGCAAGCAACATCACCACAACAGGCGTGGGAACTTTTGCTTCGCTTGATATTAGCGGTGACATAGACGTAGACGGCACAACAAACCTTGATGTCGTAGACATTGATGGCGCGGTAGATATGGCAAGCACACTGCTAGTGGCAGGTGTTCTTACGGCCAACGCAGGCGCTGTATTTAACGAAGGTTCCGCTGATGTAGATTTTAGAGTTGAGTCTAACGGCAACGCAAATATGGTTTTTGTCGATGGTGGCAATGACAAGGTAGCTATTGGCACGGCCACTGCAACAGCCATGTTAACTGTTGCGGGTAGCCTTAAACCCATAACTTACCAAGAGACATACGTGGCGTCGAGTGCCGCATCTACAGTTACACTTGACCTAGCAACTGGCACATCTTTTTCTTTGACGATGGATCAAGCTACTACATTTGCATTTAGCAATCCTCCCGGTTCTGGAACAGCATTTAGCTTTACTCTGTTTCTAACGCAACACAGTTCAGCCGTTGCAATAACATGGCCCAACACGGTTGATTGGGCTGGCGGCTCTGCCCCTGATGCTGCTGGTGCTAATGAGCTACAGGCATACGCATTTTTTACCCGCGATGGCGGCACAACATACTATGGCTTCTTGGGAGGAACCGCCATTGCCTAGATCATTTGACAGTATTTTTTACGGCGCGGCTGGAACTAGTGGCGAAGCATCTGATGATGAGTTCAACCGGGTTAGTTTTCTGTCTCACTTTGACGGTGCAAACAACGGTGTAAACAATGCGTTTGATGATGGCTCTGCAAGCAACCACACAATTAGTGCACAAGGTAGTGCAACCCAAGGTTCCTTTGGGCCATTTGCTCGGCCTGATGGCGAGTGGGGTGTCCTTTTAGGAGATGACAATCGTCTTACTGTTCCAGCTACTACTGATTTTGATTTTGGCACAGGCGATTTTACTGTAGAATTTTTTGTCTTTCCAACGGCACGTACTGGAACATTAGAAATTTTCTGTTCTGCTGGTGCTATTGGTGCTGGAACAGAAGTCCAAATAAATATGGGAATATACTCAGGTGGGCATGGAGTATCTTTTTACAGAGATACTGGATATGTAATACAAACAGCCCAAACTACTGCAAATCTTACTGTTCTTAACGAATGGAACCACATAGTTCTATCTAGGGCATCTGGAACGGTGTCTCTTTATTTAAATGGAACTCGGCTTGGCACGGCTAGTAACACTGCAAACATTAATTTTAGTGGCCTGTCGATTGGTGCTTACATGCACGATGGAAATTATGAGGCAAATGGGACTTTTTCAAATTTTAGGTTTGTTAAAGGCTCGGCTGTTTACGACCCTACGTCAACAACACTTACCGTGCCGACTTCAAAACTTACTGCAATAACAAACACTGAGTTGTTGACCTGTCAGTCAAATAGATTTGTTGATAACTCGTCAAACGGTCATACAATTACCCCTGTGGGTACATCAGCAGTCACAGCATTTGGCCCCATCCTGACCAGCAGTGTGTATAGTGCAGGGACAAACGGGGCGAGTGCATTTATTGCGGCAAGGGCCGATGGTATTAACATTGCAGATAGCAGTGAATTTAATATGACAGGAGAGTTCTCTGTAGAGTTTTGGGTTTATTTAATCTCTAACGATGCAGGTGGAATTGACATAATGTTTCGTGGCTATGGCAATGGACAAAACACACAAATTGGTTATGAGCCGAGCAATAGACACCTTTATCTCTATAATGATGCCAACCCAGTAACATCTAGTACTGATATGCACATAAACAGTTGGAACCATGTTGTCTGTTGTAGGACAAGTTCAACTACAAGTATTTTTCTAAACGGAGTAAGGGTTGGTACGGCTAGTTATTCAACAGCAGTAGATTGGGGGGGAGGAACAACTCAACTTATGGCTTATGGAGATGGTGTATACTCTCCTGCTGGATACGCAACAGATTTAAGATTGCTTAAAGGTTCGTCTGCTTATGACGCAACAGCCTCTACTTTAACTGTACCAACAGCCCCCCTCACAGCCATCACCAACACCAAGCTGCTGCTAAACATGGCAGATGGACAGGCGATTGACAGTGCTGCACAGAATAATCTGACGTTGTATGGCAATGCTAATACCAGCACAGACCAAGCTAAGTTTGGTGATACGTCCCTGCATTTAGATGGGTCTGGTGATTATATAAACGTTCTCCCAAGTGGGAGAGGGAACATATATAATTACACAGTGGAACAGTGGTTGTATCCTACCCGAAATTACAGTGGCGGTGGACATTTTGATAGGATTTGGTCTAGTGGCACTGCTATAAATAATTCTGTAATGTTACACTTTGATACTACTACTGCCCCTAAAATTGTACTGAGAAGCAATGACAGTATTATCTGGACCTCAAGTGTTTCAATAAGTTTAAATGCTTGGACACACGTAGCAGTTTCTTGTGATGCTAATGGAACAAGGTTGTATATTGCAGGAACAGAAAGAGCCACCAGCAGCACTGTTGTGAATTTAAGAAACCTTGCTTTTAATATTGGCACCTCAGATAAAAGTCAGGGATTTTTTCAGGGGTACATAGATGATTTTCGTATTAGTGATTTTGCACGTTACACTGGCAATTTCACAGCCCCAGCAGAACCATTCGCAGATAAAGGACGGTAACAATGAAGATAGCAAAACTAGATGGCAGTAACATAGGCGAAATAGCAGAACACAAGTCTCTGTTTCCCAACACTAGTTTTCCTGCGTCTGGCCCTGATGCGGATTGGCTTACAGCTAACTCATGTGCTGAGGTCGTTGTGTTTTTAGCCTACGATAGTGCCACGCAGAAGAACGAGAGTGTCACGCCTTATTTATCAGGCGGCAAAGTCTACACGCGCCGTGTCACTGACATGACCAGCGATGAACAGGCGGCGGTAGTAACAGCGGCTAACGCAGCGACAGCACAGCGCAACCGCGAAGAGCGTGACAAGCGGCTGGCAAGTTGCGATTGGGTCGTGACTAAGGCGCTTGAAAGCGGCGGGGCTGTGCCTAGTGATTGGGTTACTTATCGCACCGCCCTGCGCAACATCACCACACACGCCAACTGGCCTAATCTTGCCTATGCTGACATGGAGGGTAACAACAGTGATTGGCCCACTGAGCCTAGCTGATGTTAGGGTTTGCCCCACTAGCTAACAACTCCATTGCTGGTTTTGGCAATATCCCCGCTGACGTTGCGGTTACGGGTGTTGCTGGTACGGGTGCTGTTGGCACTATAGGTATAATCTCTAACGTAGCCGTTACGGGCAACTCAGGCACTGCTTCGGTGGGTTCCGTGTCGGTTGGAGCGGAAATTTCCGTAACAGGAGTATCAGCCACAGGGTTTGTAGGAGCCACGAACGTTTGGGGTGAAATCACACCCTCGCAAAATTCAAACTTCTCTGCTATAACTCCCTCACAAACACCGTCTTGGACGAATATTGCGGCATAGGATAACAACATGGCTAGTACATATGTAAACGATCTAAGGCTAGAAGAGATTGGTACTGGCGAAGCGTCTGGTACGTGGGGTACTAAGACCAACGCTAACTTAGAACTTATTGGTGAGGCATTTTCATACGGCTCTGAAGCTATAGCGGATGCGTCTACACACACTATTACAATGGCTGACGGCACTTCGGATCAAGCCCGTTCATTCTACCTTAAATGCACTGGCGGCGGTCAGGCTTGCACGGTTACGCTTGCGCCCAACACCGTTTCTAAAGTTTGGATGATTGAGAACGCTACCAGCGCAACACTTACTTTCTCTCAAGGATCAGGGGCCAACGTTGCCGTAGCTGCTGGCGAAGTTAAGATGATTGCAACGGATGGTCAGGGTTCCGCCGCTGTGGTTTACGATCTGTTAACAGATGCTAACCTAGCAGGAACCACGGCTATTGCTGCTTTAAAACTGGCTGGTACTACCGTTACTTCTACAGGCGCTGAATTAAATATTTTGGATGGCGTAACCTCGACCGCTTCTGAATTAAATCTAGTTGACGGATCGTCGGCAGGAACAATTGTTAACAGCAAAGCAGTAATTTACAGCAGCGGAGGACAGGTTAACGGCACTACTCTGGCTATCGCGGGTACGGAAATTACTTCTACTGCGGCGGAGTTAAACATTTTAGACGGCGTAACTTCTACTGCGGCGGAGTTAAACATTTTAGACGGCGTAACTTCTACTGCGGCGGAGTTGAACTACAATGACACGGGCGCTGCGGTTGGCACCGTTGTAGCTAGTAAAACGGTTACGGCTGATGCTAACAAGGATGTGGCAAGCCTGCGTAACCTGACACTTACAGGTGAATTAGACGCAGCAACGTTAGATATATCAGGTGCGGGTGACGTTGCAGGGGCGCTGACCAATAACTCTGCAGCGGTAAAGGTCGCGGGTGTAGAAACCATTTACGTTCCAGCGGGTGCAATGTCCCCCAACACTACGAACGGTTGCGCTGGTTTGGCTCAAGTAGAACTTTCTAATGGGCCTGAATTAAAATGCTTAGACTTTGATGCAAGCTCTGATGAGAACGCGCAGTTTACCGTTTGCTTCCCTAAATCTTGGAACGAAGGAACCATTACGTTTCAAGCGTTTTGGACAGTAACGGGTACAAATACTGGCACCGTAGCTTGGGGTTTGTCAGGCGTTTCTATTGCTGACGATGTTTCTATCAACACGGCTTTTGGAACTAACGTGGTTGCTACAGCGAAAGCATTTAGTGGAACGTCCAACGACATGACTGTTTCTGCGGTAAGTGGAGCGGTTACTGTAGCGAGTGCTGCGGTAGATACGCAGACATACTTTCAGATTATGCGGGACGTATCGGCGGATTCACAGTCAGGAGATGCTAGGCTTTTAGGGATAAAACTGTTTTACACGACAGACGCAAAGAATGATGCCTAATGACTTCTTTTGGATATGATATACTAGGGTTTGGTTCTGGGGGTTTAGTTGAATTTACAGCAACTCTTAGTTCTAACACTGCAAACGCTAACCTAAGAACGGTAGCAGTAGCTCAAGGTTGGGATGAAAATTCTCCTTTGAGTTTTGCAGTAGCGTCAGGAGTGTATGCTTATTCTACAAGCACAAGCAACGCAGGTTTAATTGTAAGCGGTAGTTATCCAAATGGTCTTATTATTACAAATAACGGATATATAATAGGAATGGGTGGTGCTGGTGGATTTCCTCAAGGACCGCTTAACAGCCCTTCACAAAGTAGCGGTGGTAATGGCGGACCCGCGCTGTCTTTTACTTCGGGTATTACAGTAGATATTATAAACCAAGCCTCTTCCTTTATCGCTGGTGGTGGCGGTGGTGGCGGCTATAGTGGAGGTAATGGCGGCGGCGGTGGCGCAGGCGCAGGACAATCTGGAAGCCCCGGATCGTCAGGAGCGAATGGCGGCGGAAGTCCTACCAGTATATATTGCAATGCTTCCGGCAATCTTGTCCTAGGAAACGTGTCAGGAACGGGTGGCACGGGAGGAGGCGCAGGGGGTGGTTCTGGTTACGCAGGTACGTGGTCATCTCCGGGTTGTAGCTCTTACGGTGGCGCTCCTATGTATGGCGGGGCTGGTGGTCGAGTACTACCGGGATCAGGTGGCGGCGATGGCGGTTCTGCGGGAAACGCGGGTAGTGGTACTGGTGGCGGCGGTTGGGGCGCTGCGGGGGGTGGCACTGGCGCGGGTTCTGGAGGTGCAGCCATTACAGGCTCATTTACTTCACTAACAAACAATGGAACAATCTATGGATCAACCAGTTAATCCTAACAGGAAGTAGTCGTGAGGATGCCATGCCATTAACAAAGCTACAGTTTAAGCCCGGAATTAACCGAGAAACCACTTCGTATAGTAACGAGGGCGGTTGGTTTGATGGTGATAAAATACGCTTTCGCATGGGCTTTCCTGAGAAAATAGGCGGTTGGGTCAAAAACTCAGAGAATGCTTTCCTTGGTACGTGCCGTGCGCTGCACCCGTGGGTAGCTTTGTCTGGTGAGAAATATATTGGCGTAGGCACGGGCCTCAAGTATTACATTAGTGAGGGCGGTGCATACAAAGACATTACACCTTTACGGGTAGCGTCTTCTGCCGTCACGTTCGCAGCGGGGGCTGACACTCTGGACGGAGCAATAAGCGCCGAGGCACAATCTATTGTTATGGACAGCGCCAGCGGGTTTCCTACAGGCGGTGGCCGTATTCTTATCGGCTCAGAGCAAATAACCTATGGTGCAATCAGTAGTGCTACCCTTACAGGTTGTGTGCGCGGCGTTAACGGAACAACAGCGGCGGCGCATTCTGATGGCGTAGCGGTAACGTGCTGTACTCTGTCTGTTACAGATTCTGATGGTCACGGTGCATTAGAAAATGACTTTGTAACTTTCTCAGGGGCGGCAACCCTTGGCGGTGTAATTACTGCAAACGTTTTAAATCAAGAGTATCAAGTAACGCATGTTGTCAGTGCTACCGTTTTTCAAATAGAAGCTAGGGCTGTAGCAACTATCTCTGAAATAACTACAACGTCTGGATTAAACCCCACGTTTGTTTTTGCAAACACAAGCGACAGCGGTAACGGTGGCGGTTCGTCTGTAGGTGCGTACCAGATCAACACGGGTCTGGATACGTCTGTGCAAGGCACTGGCTGGGGCGCAGGTACATGGGGACGCGGTACGTGGGACTCGGCCTCGGACCTTACGGCTGGCGGTAATACTCTTCGTATTTGGAGCCACGATAACTTTGGTGAAGACCTGTTAATGAATGTCCGCGACGAAGGTATATTTTATTGGGACAAGACAAATGGCGTTACAACACGGGCAGTATCTCTTTCCAGTTTAGGTGTAGCCGCCGATAATATTCCAACCATTGCAAAGCAGGTATTAGTTTCGGACAAAGACAGGCACATTATAGCTTTTGGTTGTGACCCAGAAACGGCAATAGGTACACAAGACCCTTTGCTTATTCGTTTTGGTAGTCAAGAAAGCCTAACAGATTGGTCGGCTAAAACCACAAATACCGCGGGGGATCTACGCATTGGTTCTGGCTCAGAGATTGTAACGGCCGTTGAGACTAGGCAACAAATCCTAGTCTTTACCGATGTATCTCTTCACG